GACCTAAAAGGAACCATAACTACACCCGATGGAAAAAAATACAGAGTTGGTGCTTACAAAGCTGAAGCAACTGGCGCTGGTAAACTTCCAGCTGGCTCACCATACTACTGGATGCACAGAGTTGAAGAGTTAGAAGTGAACGCTGCGGATACTTCATTCGATCCAGCAAACTTGGAGTAATCATGGATACGGATAAATATAAATCTATAGCTTTAAGCATGGACACTTATAAAAAGCTGAGAACATTATCAGATGAACAATTTGAAATGCCTCAAAGTCTAGCAAAGACCGCTTCGTATTTTATTAATGCCGCCTTCTCTACTCATGCAGAGAGCAAAGATAAAAATGCAAAACGAAAAGCTTAAAAAGATCCGTCAAGCTAAAGAGCAAATTTACGGTCCATTTGGATCTAATATGAAAAATATTGGAAAAATTTGGACCGCCTTGCTCGGCTTAGATAACGATATACCTGGCTACATGGTTGCGAATATGTATGTGGCAGCAAAGTTAATAAGAACTGGCACTTCATTTAAACAAGATAATTACGATGACGCAGCAAACTACCTCCACCAGGCGGAGTTGATGCAAAAAGGAAAAAATGAGTGATAAAAAAATAATTAAATTTCCAAACACACCAATAAACCAACTTTCTAACGCTCAACAAGTAGCTATGCAGATGGAAACAGAAAAAAATAATGTTGAAGAAAATTTAGAATGGCTAATGAAAAGACCAGATTGGGATAAGCTACCTAAACTGGATAGTAAAACTATAGAACTTCTAGCTTTATTTGGAGACATAATGGTTTTCTCACCAGAAGTATCAGCAAGAATAATATCAAAACTAGCAGAGTTCATCGTTAGAGAACCTAAACATAACATAGATCCACTAGAGGAGTATTTATAATGGGACGAAAACTAGGCGATAAAGCTTATGAGAGCTATCTACACTACCAGGCATTCAGTTCTGATTGTCCAGTTCACCAGATTAACCAAACAAATTGGTACTTAAAATTTGAAAAGAACCTTCCAGCCTTTTTTATAAAGACTGATGATGTGTTCCAACAAATGCCGCCTCTATCTTTTTTTGCAACAGCAGAGAGATCAACTTTATTTGATTTTACTGGATGGCAAGAGCAGATCGAGACTTATTTTAAACTAACTATAGAGGAGATAAAATGCCAAACAGACAAAGAACACTTACGGAACTTGCCTTTAATGCCACCGTTGGAAGAAACCTTAAGTTCTTAAGAAATATAAGAAACCTAAACCAAACAAAAGTTGCGAATGCACTATCAGTTTCTTTTCAACAAATACAAAAATATGAAAAAGGAGCCAACGGAGTTAGCGCACTAAGACTTAAACAGTTAGCTGATTTTTTTAAAGTTGGAACTGATGTTTTGATAGATCCAAATTTAATCACAATGCACAAAGGCTTTAATGGAAAGCTGGACTGGGTTGATGATGTAAAAAAAGAAACTACTCTTACTCAAGTAGGATCTGATGGATCGGTTATTGATGTTGCCTTTGATGCAACTAAGTATGAGCAATTTGATAATGAATATCCGCCAGGATCTGGAGGATTAGAGAACGATCCAAAGATGCAAGCTACTTACGATGCAATGTTGGAGGATGAATAATGGCTATCTATAAATCTAAATGTTTTCATATTGATATTGAAGAACAAGATTATCCAGAAGCGGATTGTAAATATATGATTAGCTTATGGCATGAAACTGAAGCTACTGGCAGCAGAGAACTAATAGCTGTTGGTCTTAGCAATAATGTTCCAATTCTAAAATCTACTAGAAATAAAGGTAACGTTGTTGAAAGTGTTACTAGACCTCATAGCATCACCTTTCCTACTGATGGAGCAGTTAAGCATGAGTAAAATCATTAAGACTACACAAGGTGAAGCTCATTTTGTACTCAAAGAAGAATACGAAAACGAGAACGCAGCTATCGAAGGTAAGGATCCAACAACACAAGATGCTGACATCCAAGAACTAAAAATAGAAAACGTAAAATATAAATTGAAGGAGGTAATTTCTAATGAATGATCAGAAGTTATTAAGATTAGAAAAAAGACATAAAGGTTTAGCAAGAGTAACAGCTGCTATTAATGATCTTTATATATACGGAGTTTATGAAAGTAATTATCCAGCTTTAATGGAGACTTTAAATACAGCTAAGGATGCTTGTAAGGAAGAGTTAAGAGATACTCATATTGAAATAGTATCTACAACAAAAGCTAATGAGATAGTTAAATTAACACCGAGTACGGAAGAGCAGCTCCAGGAGGCTTTTGACGAATGATAAATAAACTACAAGAAAAAGTTATTCTAGATAAAGAGCATCAAAGAATTATTGCTCAACTAGATCACAAGCTTGAATACTTTACTAATCAAAATAAATTATTGAAACAGAAGATCAAAGAAGCTGTAGCTAAGATAAAAAGAATACAAGGTTTAGAAGAACACCATTTAAAAAACAATGGAGATCTAAGAACTCACATATCTAAACTTGAAAAAGAAATCCATACACTAAAAAATGTACTTCCTAATTTTCAAACCTAAACTTAAATTCATTACTTATACAAACCAAGTATTTGGCAATAGAGAAGATGCTGAAGATTTTGCAAAGAGAAGTTTTAAAAAGAAAGACGCCTGGCAGATAGTGCCATATGATAAAGAACACATCGATAAATACTGGTACAAATAATTGTTATTTTTTTATTATTTTCCGCAATTTTCAAAAAACATATATGACGACACTTGAACTTTAGAGTCTTTAAATTGATTTTTTACATCTCTCTTGCAACTTTGATAAGGATTAAAATATGCGAAGATAATAGAGGCTATAATTATTGCAGAAGCTATTATTACGGCACTTAAATGTTTTTGAATAATCGCTAGCATACATTTTAAAAATTCAGAGATAAGCATGTGTTAAGCTATCATTTTTTTAATTAATAAAGAAGTGATAAATCAATAAACCAATAATTAATCCTTTAACAAAAGCTATCCAAAAAATTCCATAGTTAGAGATTTTTAATTTTTTCTTCCACCATTCTATATATTTTTTATGCCAATCAATAAATGCCTTCATAACAACAAACCCAAAACCATGATCAATAAAATTATTTTCACTTAAAACTTCCTAACATCTTTTTCACATTTATAATTATATTCAAAATCTAAGTTAGCCATTTCACCTCGTTGGTACATGGCTCCATCAAGTCTGTTAATTACTATAAAAAAACGTAGTGTTGGAAGATTATTATGTGACATTCTTATTTCATTTCTATTTATTTTTACTTTTGTAATTGTTGTATTTTCTCCATCAACACTTTTGGTGCCATTAGTATATTTTTGATTTCCAAACTCTATCCAATCTCCATCTTCATCAAAATTGATAATTATATGAACATCTCGACTTTCCTCTTTGCTTCTTTTTTCATCTATGCATAAAATTGTAATATTTTCTGCATAAGCATTGCCACTCAACAGCAAACCCAGAACCAGGATCAATAGAAGCTTTTTCATTTATTGAAATATAATACTATTATTAATATTATTACTCCTACAATTAACCAAATTTTTCTATCAGATTTTTTCATCAATTAAAAAGCTTTCTTGATTTTAATACAATAACCAGTGCTGATTATTATTTTCTTTTCTTCTTCGCTCTTCCCCCAAAATGTTTGTTCAGAACTATAACGACCTGTTAGTCTGTCAATTTGCATCATCTCTGAAAAAACAGCATTGGATTTACCCAAAAGTATTTCTTTTTCTGAATACTTAACAACCTGCATATAAGTAGCCCCAACTTCAACTTTTTTGGTTTCAAGATTTATTACATAGATTGGTCTAAAGATTGACAAATCTGGATCATCATTTTTGCACTGAATAGTTATGATGTGATTATCAGCATAAGCATTCCCACTCAAAAATAAACCCAGAGCAATGATTGATAGAAGTTTTTTAATCATCAATTTTAATTTACAAGTCAATGATTTTATCATGAACTATCTTTACTTCTTCTAGTATGGCTTGATTATGTTCTTCAGCATCTTTTCGTATTTTATCATTTTCACTGTGAATTGCTTTTAATAAAATTAAACATTTACTAGATCGTTCTGTAGATGCAGCAATTAATAAAATTATAATAACTACTAACAGTCCAATAATTATGTAGGTTAAAGTATTATCCATATATTCTCTTTTTTTGTTTTAGTTCTGTTTTTTATTATTTGCTTTTGTTAGTCCAATAGCAACATCTTGTAACACTTTATAATATTGCTCCATCTTTTTAACTGCCACCTTTAGTGGACCATGCTGCAATATTTCATCAAGATTAGGATCTTTTGGCTCTAACCTTTTTTCTTCTGATTTTATAATTTGCAGATAATCCGTCATATCATCAAGAACTCCACCTAATTTATAAAGTGGATCATTTTCAATTTCTGGATTAGTTTTTAACATATTATCAAGATCATCAGATATTAGTTCTTCATGAGTTTTTTTCTTTTTATTCATGAATTAATAATGCAGAAAAAACTGGTGCTAGCAATAGCTAAGAACTGTTACCTATGATGTTAGAGCGATCGGTAAAACCGCTCTAAATCAAGTAATTATTTATTTATTATTATTGTAACCTAAAGCCTTCGCAACTTTTGCAGCACGTTCCATACGCATCTCTTCAGAAACTCCTAAATTATGATTACCATATCTATCTTGAGTGGTCTGCCATCTACTGTGTCCAAGTCTGGACTTGATGTAGTTAGGTGTTAATCCTAATACAAACATATTATCAATCATACTTGTAGCATAATAATGTCTCCAGCATTTCATTGGACCACCTTTAAAACGACAATCAATAATCTTATATTGCTCGGTATTAGATTTGGTAAACCATTCCAATTTAGCTAATCCACAAGCCTCATACACTGCATATACAAGCTTTCTAACTTTATACTGCGATACTGGATGGTATTGTTGATCATCTCCAAGTCTTGAAGCTGGAAAGAAATAAGGATTATGAGGTTTATACTTTAACATATACTCATTAATCCATTCTATATCTTCAGCTTGAGATGGATCATAATCAATAGCTCTATAACTTTCTTCAGTCTTGGTTCTATTTACATATCCACCTTCTCTACCAAGATAAGCACCTTTAATCGTAACAAATCTTTTTTCAAAATTAAAGTTTGATCTATGTAAACCTTGAAGTTCTGAAGGTCTTAATCCAAAACAAGCAAGAATTATAAATATACCATAAGTAAGTGCGTCATCATGAGATTTATATCTATGCTTTTGAACATAATTTAAAACTTTAACTGCTTCTGCATGAGTAATAACTTCCGTTTTTTTCTCATGTTGATCATCTCTGTCTTTAGGTAGTAAATGATGCTGCTTATAAATTTTCCAATTTAAAGCACTTGCAAAATTGTCATGGTATTTTTTTTCCATCATCCAACGCAAAGCAGTATGAATATGTTGAATTATATCTTTAACGGTTTTGTAGGTAACATTATGTTCAAAACAATTTAAAGCAAACTGTTCCAGAGACATTGCATCAAGTTCATCCAAATAAATATCTGGAAACCATTTAGCAATATGTCTTTTAGAGTATGAAAGATAACTTCGCACTCCTTGCTTTGTAAGTTTTGTGGTTTTATCACAAGCAAATTTCATACGCTCTTCAGCCATTAAAAGGAACACATCTTTAAATTTATATCTTCTGTTAAGCTTTAGTTCCTTACGCTCCACAGCGCCTCTTATCTTGTCTCTGTAGGCTTTAGCGTCAACCTTATGTCCAAATTTTAAGACCTTACCATCTTCTCTAATTTGAGAACGACCATTGGCATAATCTTGGATAACGTAATGTTTAGTAGGCTTACTTCTTTTTACTATTCTTAGATCAGTGTTTTCCATATCAATTTAATAAC